ATTCGACAAATACGAAAGATTAGCTTGGTCGATTCCCTGCTGATTTATTCCAGTCGCGGCGTCGGCGTTTGAATACGCGTTCGCAGCCGTGTTAGCAGCTTGCCCGACATTGTTAAGTTCGTTAACGGCCTGCGTCCCTGCCGGGGCGTAGTCTTGATTGTACGTCGAAAGTTCTTGATTATAGATAGGCAATAAACCCTGCTGAATCAGTTGGTTTTGGGCGTCTGAAGCCTGCGTCGCAGCTTGATTCGCAGAGTTTGCTGCTCCTTGATTCGGATTTTGCCCGGTGATTAGGTCCCAAACGCCAGCCATGTCTACTCCTTTTTGAGTCGAGTCACAATTACTGCGACTTCGTTCCAGCCTTTATTTTTTAGAAATTTCCTAGTTCCCGTGTTTGCGGTGACGACTGTTCCCACGAGTCTAAAGCCAACGGGGCAAGTCCGATAGACCCACTCGTGGAGAGCCCCGGCTGCGATTTTACCGTTTCGTGTAGAGCTAGAATACCATCCATAGATAAGACGTTGTTGGATTTCGTATGTGTCTGTAAATCCGAGACAGCCTTCGAGTATTCCGCCTGGGCCATACGCTCCCACCCAAACTGCGGATTGATCGAGGGGTCTTGTACCGGATTTCCACTTTCGTCCATAATCATCGGCTAGCTCCTGAGCGTCTGTGACGCTAATTTGTTTAATTACCACCCAACAAGGCTTTCAAGTAGGGATCGGAGGTCGGTGCGAGGTCCTTGAGCGGATTAACGTTTGTTGACTGTGGTGCCGCATCTCCGAACATTGACCCGTACATACCATACGGAGTCCCCTGCTGTGCCCCTTGCTGTCCAAACTGCGCCGCGAGGAGTTGCTCCGGGTTGAAGTTGTCAAACGCGCCAAGCGAACCATTGAATGATCCAAACAACGCTTTGAGTAATGCATCCATTTTACTCCTTACTGTGCGGTGTAGCCTTTACTACCGATTCGCTGATTATTCGTCGCTGTTGTTTTTTTTGTTGCGGGCGCTGTAGTCTTCGTGGTGGCCGGTGCTGTCGCCTTTGGTGGAGCGGCCGGTGCAGGCGTTGCCGCAGGAGCCGCAGCCATTCCGGTAAGCCCGGCCATTTGAGCCGACGTTAGATTTCCGAAAGCGCCGCCGACATTACCGAAGCCTTTCGTGAAGGTGTTCTCGGCTGATTGAAGGGTTGGCGACCATCCGGTTCCGTTGACGTTGAACGAAGAATCGCCCTTCGTCGGGTCCGAGATGGCATAGCCCTTGCCCGGATCGTAAGCGATTTGATATGCCGAGTTGTTTGGATCGGTCATGTAATCGCCGGTTAGTCCGTGCGTGGACTGCGTGACGCCTGCAGCCCGCTGTGCGGCGTTTAAGGGAGGCGTCCCGCCGTTCCCGGCCGGACCCGTCTGGGCTGGAGCAGGAACGTGCGTCGCTACAACCGGCGAGGTCTTAGTGTTGACGCCCGGAATCGGGGCCGTAGGTTGTGCCGTCGCCTGCGGCATTTGAGGCACCTGGGCCGTGTTTACAGGCGCTATATGCTGCTGCGGGGGGGCCGATTGGTACTGCGCCGGAGCCGGGCTCGTCATGCCCGGAGACGACAAAGCTTGCGCAACGGCACCCATTCCCGGATTCGCCCCGCCCGCCCCGAGCATCGGGAACTGACCCTGATTAGGATTGAAGCCCCCAAACTGCGGCTGCGGCTGCGGCATTTGCCCAGGCGCTCCTCCCATGCTCCCGAACTGGGGCATTTGCCCGCCCCCGCTAGGGGGCTGGAAGAGTACGCCGCCGTTCATGGAATTATTCCCACCCAGAGCAGCACTCGCCCCCGAGGTTTGGGCCGGTGAACCGCCCATGACCTGAGCCGCCGCGCCCATGCCGCCACCCGGAGGCTGGAAGTTTACGCCGCCGTTCATGGAATTATTCCCGTGACCGCCGCCACCGGCCTGGCCTACGAGGCTAGAAGGCCCGTCCTGAAGGGGCTGTATGTTGTTGTATAGTCCCATGCCGTTACCTGTTGCCATAATGCGCTCCTATTCTCCGGGAAGCTGGTAAAGAACTGCTCTAACTATCCATTGACCAGTAGAAGGTCCTATATTTACCGGAAAATAAACATATTGGTTAATAACCACGGAATAACTCACATACTGCAAACCCGGACTCAAGTACGGACCCGCGTAAACTGTTTTTCCGGCCGTAGCCTGCGGGGTCAAAATTACCAAGTACGGTATTGTTAACTGGCTTAGGGCATTAGGTGTAAAAGTAGGAACCGCGACATCTAAAAACAGAGTGTCGTTGGGATTATATGTGATTCCAGTAGGAATACGCGGAAACGGCACAACCAACGTAGTCAAAGTGTCGGTATTAGCCGCCCCTCCAGCAAAACTCATTGTATATTGCTGGTAATCAATACCAATTACGTTCCACGATTGTATGTTTTGCTGAGGATTGCCAACACTCGGGGAAGTTGCAGTAGTAATTAGGGGTGTAGTCGTAGAACCTGAGCCTACTGTGTAGTGCGCCGTCGAACGAACCGGAACAGGAGGCAACGGAATAGGTTTAGCAATGTTAGCCATTATCCCAACCCTGTCATAATCAAGCGGCGCTTCGGATAGCCGTATAACGCTGCTTTGTCGATTTGTACTTTTTGACTTGACGAACAAGACAACGTGATTTGCGCTTGGTGCCCAACCATACTCGGGGGTAACGAGAACACAGTCCTCGGGGACTTGCCGTTAAGAGAAATGATTTGCGAGTTCGCGTTGGTCCCGTTCACAGTCGTCGTAAACGTCACAGACGCTCCTGTTTGTTGCGGAGCTTCGATCAAGCCGTAGCGATATTGTTTGGTTTCGGCCGAGAGAGCCGAGTCTGCTACCCGAGTAGTGAAATGCGAGCTAATAGGGTTTCCTAAATCTGTTTCGGCCGCAAACCAAATATCAAGTTGTCCCCCGCCAACGGTGTTCGTTAATACCTGGTTTAATTGATGCGGGTAAATAGCAACAAACTGTGTAGAAGGGTCGCCCTGCGGATTCCACACAGCGACGTTGCAAGCCCATCCTAGCTTGTACCATTTTTGTGTATCAATATCGACCGCTAACGTTATGTTTTGCGTAGGAAATGCAATGCAGTACATGCGAGAGTGCATAAAACCCACGGCGGCGGATAAGTCGGCAGGTAGAAAAGCCTCTATTAAACCCCTAATGTCTTTGCTGAGATAAGTTGGGGCATCACTGCCATCGAACGAATACACACCGCGCTCGCTCAACCAAAAAACAAGTCCGAATGCTTTAGTGATTGATAACCTGGCAGCGCAACCAATGTCAAACAGTTTAACTTGCTGAAAGTTCGACGGAGAATTGCCGTAAACGGCCCAGAATGTCTTTGTTTTTAGAGCGCAGAGAAGTGATCCAATACTAGCAAGACCAACGGCGTAATCACCCCCAGTATTACGACCGCAAGGCAAAATACGGTCAGTATTGTCGAATCCCCAAGGTTCCGCATAGTTTGAATACCACAGGTCCGAAGGCTGAGGAAGTGTGTTTTGATACGAGTTCGTAACTGAGTTGTACTGATAGGGATAAGTGTTGTTGTAGCCAAAGCCCCAAATGCAATCCATATGCGATTCAAGAGCAAGAAAGTCGGCTGGCGGATCGCGGTGCAGAATAAGCTGCTGTCCAGTAACAGACGTATCAGCTATGTTGTCTGTGAATGTGTAAGGCCCGCCGCCCGCAGAAGTAACTGAGCCGACAAAAAGCCAGGTCGATAGAGTTCCCCCAAGACGATAGAAATTTACTGTCGTAGCCTGGGGGTCAACAGATACGCCCGGCGCGTATGTGATTGTCGCCTGCTGTGCAGCAAGCGTTAGAGGAGCAGAGATGCCCGAGGGGCTTGACTCTAAACTAACGTTCGAGTACGTTACACGCCATTCATACGTGCCTGTTAGATTGCCCGCACCGGCAGCAACACTACCCGGATTGTTTATATACGGAGGAATTATCGCCCATGAGGTTAGGTTTGTGTTGTTTGAAGTGACTTTAAGGGTGTTACTAAGCCCGTCGGAAATAAACAACCAACCCGGATCGCTTGTCGTGTCGTTATTCGGAGAAGCGTATGGAACAAAACTCCACAAGTTGCTTAGTACTATGGGACCCACGTTGGAACTAAGCGTGTACGTTCCTACAAAACCCGCGCCGTTCCCATAAATATACTGCAAAGCATACGTAGCTGCGCCAGTTTGCGAAGCAGCAACGTAGATTATTTCTCCGAAAACTTGCGACATGTCAAGGATACCCAGTCCTCTAAGCGGACCAAAATTTCCTAACGCCATTGACGCGCTAACGCGACCCTGCGCCGTTACGTAGCTCTGATATGTGCGGTCAGGCCACACGTTGAGCAAGTCAACGCCCTGCAAGCCTTCGACATAAAACGGCGCAGTCGTAGCGTCGAGTCCGATAAACGGTCCCGCTGCAAGTAGCTCCCTGAAGTATTGGTTGGTGGGCGGTTTTGGCATGGTGTCCTCTACGGATGGTCTAACGGGAAGTCTGTTTCAACCCAAGTTATGTTTTGATTCCCGAGGCGGTAGTCTTTTTCGGTCCAGTTCGACGCCCCTAACGGATAGTCCACTTCGATAAAGCCACCTCCCCCGAGGGGGTGAGTTGATTGCACCCAAGACGTTCCAGAATTGTTAAAAACCTGCAAGAACAAATAATCGTTGATGGGACTTATGGTGTCTGAAAAACTGAAGTTCGCTCCAGACGCCTCAGACACCAATAAACTGTCTGTGAACGAAGGGCCTGTGTCTGTGAAACTGAGCGATACAGTAATAGTGGGCGTGAGAGTGTCGCTTATTGCAGATATGGTGTCTGTGAAAGTTAAATTAACAGAACTGGTGCCAGAAGCAATTATTAGCGTCGAGACAGTCTGCGAGCCCGATGAAATCCCAACGTTCGGGGCTGTGTATGTGATCGAACAAGTTCCGGCCGAACCAAAACTTTGATGGCCCCAACCGTAATACGAGTTGTTGGTGGCAAAGGCGGTCTGGTGGGCGACTTCAAAAGTTCCAGCCGAAAAAGAGTCCGAACCTACGGTGTACGTAGTCGAGCCTGTGAAAAGACCGTAACACAAGTTCGCATAGCAACCGGACGGGGCCGCAATCGAACCGTTCGGTATAGAATGCGTACTGTTTGTCCACGTTTGATCGCCGCTTGTGTACGTAATAGTCGGCGAAGAACCTGCGCCCGCAAGTTCTACGATTCGACCGCCCGTCCCATACGTTGCGGCTACAGTAAAAACATACGGCCCGGCAGTGTCACCAACTTGCACGACACGATACCAAGCCGTAGAATCGTTGTTTGTTGTCGCACCATTGTTAAAGAGCAACGTCCAGCCAGTAGGGCCGGTGCCGCTCGTACCTCCGTTCAAGTCAACAACCATTAGGTTGCCGACAGTCGGAGCGGACCCTAGCGTTAAGCTAAGAGATGTTGTGCCGTACTGATAAGCGTAAACCGGGGCTTGAGCTTGTGTGACAGCCATTACTCATTGAACGCCCACGACAGATTCACCAGAAAACCAGAAGAGACTGGTGTAGCTGTGGTCGTAGCCTCAAACCCGAGGGTGCCCCCGGATACAGCAGACAGACAACCTGCTCCGTAAATCGTGATTGTGGCACTCGCCGTCCAAGATGTCGTAATCGTCGTCTGGGCCGTGCCGTTCAGGACTGACTGTGTTGACGCCAGCGTGACCGTTCCGGCCTGGCGCGATAAGCCGGAGCCGACGATTTCTCCTGAAACGGTCGTGTCTGTGTTGGCCGGAGCAAACGCTGCGTTGTTCGTAAGGCAGATATATTTGAACGTAATTCCCGTGCCGCCGAAAATGGCCGCGTGGACGGCTACCCCTCCGGCCTGAACCCGTGAGTTGTACGTTTTGGACTGCGCGACAACAAGCCCCGAGCGGGGGTCTACGACCTCGATAACAAGCCGGTTTTGGAACTTCCGAGTCATGGTGTCGGTGGCGTAAATCATCAGTAGCAGTCCTGTACCGAGTTGCCGGTGTTTTGGTAAAACGCTCGATATACGACCGGAATTGGACCCCTAGGAGCCCCCGAACGCATGTCGGCCACCCAGGACTGTAGCTTGCCCATCTCCTGCTTGAAGGCGAGCGCCGCTGCCATGCGCGCGTCCATGTCTCGGTCGGCCTGCATCGCGCGCATGACCATGCCCTGCACGATAGCCTCCAAGAAGAACTGATCGTACATGTTGTCTACGTCGGTTTGGTTCACCAAGGCCGCAGGACGGGGCACAATGTCGATGGTGATAGGGTACGCACCGGCCGGTTGCGGCACAAAGCCGATGTTACCCCCTCGGAGGTACCACATCGGACGCATGCCCTGATAGAACGGCAACGTGGACGGATACGGAGCGCCGTAAGCCGTGCCTTTAACGGGGTAGACGGTGTTCGTTTGTGCGAGCCATTGCGGTATGTTGTTCGCAGCCGTTTGGTCCCAAAACTCGATTTGCTCGCCGTTAAGCTGCGGAATCGTAGTCGGAACCAAAAGCTGTCCGCTCAAGTAAACTCGCAAAACTTTGGTCAACAAGGGCAACTGATATTCCATTTGCCCCGTGATTGTCGTAGCCGATACAGTACCTTGCGGCCAATCTAACTCGGAATTGATCGCCCAACGAGATTGATTAGCTAACGTCGCAACATCAGCATAAGTCCAACGTCCGTTTACCGGGTCGGTTTCGCTAGTGTAGACCCGAAACAGATTGTCGATTTGCGATAGTTGCATACATACCTATTTCCAGAGAATCAAGAACCCCGGAGCCACGATGCTTGTTGCGATTACGCAGGTTATGCCATTAATAACTGCGACGCCCGGAACCGCAAGCGCAGGAGTGCCGTTCGTATTCGCGGCCGGAGTTGACTGAAAGATTATAGAACCCGAGGCTGCTGTGTTGTCGTAGCAAGTAACGAGCGTCGCCTGCGTTGCGAGGGTCTGAATGCCGTAAAAAACACCAGGACCGATGCGGGCCGTGACAGCCACAGTCGAACTTACTTGCGTGTAGTTAGCCGGGAGAGCGTCCGCTAACGCAACAGACGGGAACAGACAAAGAGCTATCGAAATCAGTAGTTTTTTAAGCATTATCCTCAAACCTGGTTCGTAAGAATCAGATACCCCGGCGAAACAATCGACGTGGCAATCTGGCATGTTACGCCGTTGAGTACGCTAAAGGCGTTTGTAAGTCCTTGACTTGCCATGCTACCCGAAGGGGTCGGCGCTGCCGTATAAATCACCTGGCCGGACGCCGCCGAAGCGTTGTCGTAGCACGTAACCGTGGTCGTTTGCGCCGCAATCGCGATGACGCCGTAAAACAACCCCGGATGGTTAAGAGCAACGACCGCCGCAGTGGTGTTGACGGGGGTGTACTTGATGAAACCCGGATCGGCTGACGCCCCGACCGGCAACAAGAGCAGACCGAAGGCGAGAACCAATCGTTTTAGCATGTTATGGTGCCGCAAAAGCCGAGATTGCGATAGTCGCGGTACCGACCATCGCAGTAGTGAGAACGCAGCGTACCGCTACGAGCGGGTTCGAGTACGACAGCGAAGTTCCGAGGGCTGTGAGCGGATTGGCGACGCCACCTGTTCCAGCTTGGGCGGACGGTGCGTCCAGCAAGAACCAGTTTGACGCCGGAATCAGAGTTGGCGTCAATCCGTTTAAGCGCGAATTGTTTTGAGTCGCCCAGAGTTGGTATTGGTTCCAAGCATTCACATCGTTCGTTCCGTACACAGAAATTCCGAACGAAGTGACAGTGCCGAACACGCCGTTTACGGGAACGACAATCGGCATAAACGACCATTTTGTGTAAGCATTGGCATCGGCCATGCCTACTCCGGTGTCCGAAGTCCAAATGCCGCCGTATCCCGCTAGAGGCGCAGCAACAACAGCCGAAGCCGCTGTGAACGACCCTAGGACGATACCGCCGTGAGAGCCGACCGAGACTACGCCAGGATTTGCTCCCATATTACATATCCGAGTATTGGATCGGACGATTAGCTTCGCCCGGCAGGTAAATTTTCGTGTCGTATTCTTTTATAAGGAGTACGACTTTAATTGTACCCGCACCACCAGCAGTCGTAGTCACGCGCAGCGTAAGCAACCCACCCTTCGGCCAAATAGCATCGGGAACAGACGTTGCAAACAACTGAGGCGTGTTTGCAACAAGAGTCGCCGCTTGATCGACGTTAAAAATTGCGTTGCCTGTTACGGCAACTTGAGTCGGAGGGTATCCGGCCTCGGAGTTGTCGGGAAGCGCCGGTAGCGCAGCCGCGACTTCAGCGTTAGCTCCTAGAAGTACGTTGAACGAAGTAAAACCGGCTACAGACGTGTTGCCGCAGATTGCAACTCCGTAGACCTTAATCGCAATCGGCAACGGGTAAATCGCTGCAATACCGGCGTTCGTCATCGACGCCGTAAGCGTCACCGTGTCAAAATCGAGCGTCCCGAGGGTGTCGTAGGCTACTGCGCGGGGAAACCGGAGTTTGTCGTATGTGGTCAATGGCATGTCTGTTCTCTTCTCTGCAAAAAGACCGCCGCCTTGCGACGACGGTCTGAGTGTGTTTGGTCCGGTATTCCGCTAGCTTCCTTGCGAACCCCAGAACCCGCGCCAGTTCAAGAAGCCAAACGTGGTGCGGAAGCTGGTGCGATGGTTCATGTTGCCGGTGGCTTCGTCGGTCCAGGTGCGCTGCCGGTTTTGCCACTTGAAGCCGGTAACGAGCGAGTGGGAGTCGCCTTCGATGTCGCCCTTGCCCGCGAGGACGAACCAAGCGGTCGGGCTTGTCAAGTAGCGTGATACGAGCGGCGTAACCGACCGTTCCACGACGTTCTTGCGGTTTTCGCCCGAATAGGGGTAGTACTGCGAGCCGAGAATTTCTTCTGCGATTTTCTGCAACTGAGGCGGAATCACGAGATGCTTCGGCGTTTTGTACATCGGGTTCGTACGGTCCGAAAGCATCGTATGGAACGAGATGAACGCGGCCTGCAAGGACTCGGGAGAAAGCGCCGTGAGCGCACCCGAGTTGCTGAATGTCTGTCCAGAAACCCCGAGGGGGTGGGCTGCGGACACCAACGGCACGCCGTCCGATCCGTTGACACCGGCCGTAAACGCCAGGTTGAACAACTGCCAGAAGAGCAGGTCCTTGGTGATTTGCTCCGAGTACGCGAGCATCCCAGGAAGCCGCTTAATCAGCGAGAGAGCGTCTTCGAGTTCCGCCTCCTCGGTGATCTTGTACGCAAGCGCGAACGTCTGATACAAGAACGTGGTCGGAATGCCCTCAAACGCCTGGTCGAACGCCGGGGACTGACCCTCGGTTTTGACGGCGAGCGGCCCAAGTTCGATGATCGGCAGGGCCGTGTAGAAGGGCCGCTTCATGTCTACATCAAGAGTGTTGAAAATCTCTTGATACAGGGGCGGAACCTTTTTGATGTTTTGAACATAGACGGCCTTCAGAACTTTGCTGTTGCTCTGAAAGAAAGTCGATGTATTGATCGGACCTGCCATGATTTATCCTTTCGACCTCAATTAGAGAATCAGCGAAGCGGCCGGGAACTGAACTAAAACGCGATGACCAACGTCGCCGGGTACTCCGTTGCCGGGCCCGTCAAGTTCACCGACGATTTGAGCGATCTTATTAGCCGCCGTGCCGGGATCGGCGACGCAATAGCCGCTAATCGGATCGACCGAGATTGCAACCAACTGACCGGGAAACACGCCAGTTCCGACCGCGCCCGCGAGGGTACCGCCGCCCGCCGTGTATGTGCCTGTTGAACCGGCCGTGGTGAACGTGATGGCGTTGACTACGGTCGCGATCCAAGCGCCGACAACATACGAGATGGTCACGACCGCACCCGAGGATGTGGCTAGGTATGTTGCCGAGAAGGTCGGATTCGAGTTAAGCTGCGTTGCGATGTGAGCCGCAAGCGTCGAAACACCGCCTGCTACGTCGGAAGCAACTGCGGTGTATGCGGGGAAGGTCACGCCGCCGATGACGTTAATAAACGTCTGCCCGAGGGTGCTAGAGCCTACGGTGGCCGTCTGAGAACCAGCGACCGCACCGGCCGTCGTGGTATTGACGCCCTGCCAACCGGCCGGGTAGCCCGTTTCGCCGACGAACGAGGCCAGTGACATTTCAAACTGCTGGCCGTTGTGAGCGAGAACGACTTTCGTGCCCTTAAATTCGAGGCCGGGCTGAAGCTGCGTTCCCTGCAACGTGGTACCGAACAGGAGCGCGTTCGCGGCGAAGGCCGTGGTCGGCACGGTCGCCTGCGTGTAGATAGCGTCCGAATCCATCTCGGTCATACCAAGCAGACCGGACACACCCGCCGTTGCCGTGGGGAAGCCGGTTCCGGCAGCAGCGTTCGCCGTGGTGAGCGGCGTAATGAGGCCGGTCGCGACGGTCAAAAGAACAAACAAGCCACGTGGCATGTTGCCAACGCCAGGGAGATACGGCTCAACATCCGGCTCGTTGTTGATAGACTGCATGAAGATTACAGGCTCTTGATATGGGATATTTGCCATTTGTTACTCCGTTTCGGGGCGTTTGCGCTTTGGTGTCTGTGTTTGTTCGCTTAAACTGGACCTGTCTCTACACCTATCTCGACAGACGGCTTGGCGACTCCTTTAGAAATGTACGAAACTTTTTCTTGGAATGCTTCAGTTTCGCGTTGCATCCGCGTTTTTGACTGTTCCACCGGAAATTCGTACAGTTCTTCGTACGCTTCGGGGGGAATCTTCACAAGAACGTGTCCATACCAGCGAATGTCTTTGCCGCCCGAGGTTCCCTTGTGTGTTGCGATTGCAAAGCCGGTATGCGGGTCTAGTTCATCAATCGTGACTTTGATGTAATGACCGTCGCGCAACTTTCCTTTGGTGCCGTCGTCGTCGGCTTTCGGCCAAGCATAGTGGTAGCCCGGTTCAGGATGCGCTATCAGCTTTTCGGGTTCGTCTAAGTGACCATTCGGATTGCGAAACGATAGCTGTTTTACGCCTGCAAACCTTTTGATGGGGTACATGCGGCCGAAAGGACCCGGAGCCATTTCGACGTTTTCTCCGGTTTTACGCGAGGCGATTCGCGACTTTACTGCTTCGAGTTCAACTTCGGCCGCGAGTTCTTTATGATTGCTGCTTTCCATTTGTGTTGTACGCTACTCCACGATGCCGTTAAAGTCGGCGTCTGTTAATCCTAGTGCTTTTGCGAGTTTAGATTCGTGATCTGACAAGCCCTTAGCAGGCGTCGTCGGGCGTCTGTTCTGACTTCCCGGCGCTGTTGGTTGCACGGGTTTACCAGCGACTTTCTTCTGATTCGTGCGAACCTGCTTCATAACTTTGCCCCACGCCGCATCCTCGGCAAACGCGAGAAGTTCTTGCAGCTTTTGCGGCGTAAGCGTTGCGAGCGCACCCCGAGGTAGGGCTGCTACTTGCTGATCGAAGTGTTGAGCAGCCGCCTTCGCAAACTGCGGGTCCTGCATCAGATTGGCTCGATACTGTTGGATCGACTGCTGTGCGAGCGTTTCGCGCATGTCCGCCATGACGCCGCCGAACTGCTGCTGTGCCGCCGCCGCTGCGATGCGCTGATTCGTGCCGATAGGATCGGCGTAAAATTGCTGTTCAAGCTGCGCGCGTATAGCCTGCGCCTGTTCCGGCGACATTTGCGGCTGCTGAGGAACAGGCTGCTGATATACGACCTGGGCGGGCTTCTCCGAAAGCGCCTTGATTCGCCCGTTCAATTCATCGAACTGCGACTTCAGCGTTTCGTATTCTTTCTTGGAGACTGCGCCTTTGGGAAGTTTGACGGGTTTTGCACCGTCGTCGCCTTCTTCGGACTCTTCGCCTTCTTCTTCGTCCTCTTCCGGCTCCTCGGGCTCTTCTTCGTGCTGCTGCTCTAGCGTCTCGAAGCCGGGAATCTGACTAAGGTCAAACTCGCCTCCGTCAAACTCGTCAATTAGGGCCATGGGTTCACATACCTACTTTCGGACCTTGGTTTGGTGTCTGTGGCTTCTGTTGCTGTTGCTGGCCTCCCTGCTGCTGCTGTGGATTTTGCCCTGGCGGGGGTTGCCCCATCGCCGCCGCCTGTTGTGCCTGTTGAGCCGCCTGTTGCATTTTTTGCATCAATTCTTCTTGCGTCCCGAGAAGCGTCGGAATGTCCACACGATCATACTCTTCGAGCAACATACGCGAGACTGCGTAAATCTTCATCGGGTCCTGCATGATGAGCGGGTTCTTCATAAGCAGCGTGTACAAGAACAACATCGACTGTTGCCGACCCTGTTTGTCTACAGGTCCGCCGAGTCCAGCTATCGAGAGGTCGTAATCCTGCGCCAAGATGGCCTTCGTTATCTGAAGCCTCTCGGGTTTGCCGCCAGGATTCGCAACCTGCGTCTGCATGTCATCGGGGCCGTACTGCAACTTTAGAGCGTGGATTTGCAAGAACACACGCTTCATAGCGTCGCGAATGCGAGCGGCCATTAAATCCAAACGAACGCCCGCCGAAGCAGCCGCTTGTTGAACTTCTTTCGCGGTCTTGCGCCCCGAGTTGGTTTGTCCGGTCATAGGAGCCGACAAGCCGGTAACACCTTGCGCCGCCGTCATTAGCGCCTGTTCTTCGACCTGCGCTTCTATGGGGACTGCGGGCGTTACAAGGAAGCCGATGTCATCTTTCTTGCTGACTTGCCACATCGCATTCGGAGCCCAACGCATGTTTTCGTCCTTGATGTTTGCTCCGTCTGTTTGATACATCGGCGCACCCAAGGCACGGTCAACAACATCCAACTTTTGATTATGGATTGCGTTTGTTTCTTCTTGAAGATACCGTAGCCGTCCAGCCATAGAAAAGCCATAGAATCGGTTCAACCTCGGACTAGGGCTCAAGTCAACAAAAGGCCATTCACCATGCCAGTACGGATACGCTTTCGCGCCCATAAGCGTCTGTGTCTGGTCGTCAATCCACAAAATAGCAGGTTCAGGTTCGCCGGAACCGTCAAAACTATACGAGTCGGTGTAGACCTCCCAAATAATGAACTGGCCCTTCTTTTGCCGTATGTTACCGACTTGAGTACCGTCCATACCAGAGATGGTTATTTCGCCGCCGATTTCCAGCGTTCTAACGCCTTGTGGGTCTTGCGGAATCTGATCCTGGGCTTCGGCCTGCGATTCGAGAACTTCCTCTACGGCCTTCATCCACAAGTCGGGGTCGTCGCCGCGAGCCATCGCGCGCAGTTGCCATTCATCATACGTTCGCTTGAGCGCAATACCGGAGACTTCGCCGCGCTTGCAGCTTTTTGAATACGAAGGCAGCAGCAAGAAGTCTTTGAGTTCGATTGGTTCGAGAAACACATCATCGAAAATAGTCTCGACAACTTCCATCATCTCGGTTGTCATCTTCGGCTTCGTCGGGTCCTTTTCATCAGGAACCGGCATACCCGTCTCTTCGTCAATGATGGGTGTCGCTTTGATGACTTTACGCTTACGTGTTTCTTTTTTCCAACCAATCTTGAGTATCGACGTACCGTCGCGCAGAGAAAGGTGCATCCACTGGTAAAAAACTTCCGTCCAATGGTAGCGCGCTAGTTCTGCGTTGTAGAATCGTTCGACTTGATGATCTGTTTTGGCAGCCTCATCGGTGTTTCCGTTGACCAAGAATAGTCTTGGTGGAAATACTGTTGCGGTAAGTCTTGCTGCAAGAGTGTCGAGCTGTGTTGGAATAAGGGGGATGAAGACGTTAGCGGAGTTAGGCCACGGCCAGTTTTTTTCTCCGACAACCATTTCGTAGAGGTCATTCCAATAATCCAAGTCTATATCGAGTTGCGACCTGTCCCCGAGGGCGTTTACGATACGAGTATAGACCGCCTGTCCTAAATCGGAGCGGTCTGCTTTCTTGACTTTGATAGGGGCAACGGAGAGTTCGGCCTGCGGATCGGACTCTAAGGTGTAGTCGGCCATGCAGGCCCTCTCTTTACGGAATCCCGCCCTCGGGGAACTTTGGTTGCATACCCTTCCGCGCGGCTTTCATGGGTCCTATCGCCTTCATCTTACCTTTGTGGTGTCCGCCCATACCTTCGGGCTTGTAGGACTCCTTCGGGTCGTCTTTGTGCGGTTTGGTGTTAAGCTGGAACTTCGGGTTGCCTTTGCCGTGACCCCCCATGTCTGTTTTTTTCTGAGCGCCCTTAGATTTGAGAGGGTGCGGAGTGATTTTGTGAACAGGCTTCGGCCCCGAGGGGTGCTTGCTGCCAATCGAAGTCGGCTTTTTGGCGCTCTTCATTTCTTCGGAGCCTTGAACTGCTTCTTCATCGTGGGAAGCTGCCATTTGCTCGAACCTTTGTTGGCGTCCGCCCCCAACTTCGGATGCTTCGATTGATTCTTGACCTTGCCGACCGTAGGCGCGTCAACGACATCCTTTTCAGAACCATGCCTACCGGCCGTGATGTTACCGAGCGGGGCCTTCTTGGTCGCGCCCTTGACGATCTTATGCCCCAGGTCTTTGCTGCCGGTGTTCTTCGGCTTTGCCATCGGCTTCGTCTCTTTCATCCTAGTTGCCCTCTCTAGCGCGTTCGGCGCGCGTGTAAGCCGCGCGCTGCTCTTTGGCCCGGTCGCTTTGATCGGGGCCGCTGGTCACAGCATCCCAAGCGCCTTTTGCCATCTTGTTCATGCTCTTGTTGAAGTCTCCCTCGGACGTGCCAAGAGCCTTCGGAACTGTTTTGGTTACGAAGTCGCCGATTGCGCGATTTCCCTTCGATGATTCGGACTCGGGCTTCGGCATTTTCGATTTGATCTTGTTCAGGGTCGCCGTGTCGCCGGTTTTCTCGGCGCGCTGGCGTTGAGCGGTGTAATACGCCTTTTTGTCGCCCTTTTTCTGGGCGTCTTTCATCGCTTGAGCGTAATCAGTCTTTGCCATTACTTCTTCTTCGCTTTCTTTTTGGATTGACCGGATTCGCTCATGGCGATAGCGATGGCTTGCTTCGGATTTGAAACCTTCGGACCCGTTTTCGAGCCCGAACGAAGCTCGCCGCCTTTGAATTTGTCCATCTCTTCCTTCATCCGCGCCTTTTTGGCGGCTTTCGGCGCGGATTTGGTGAGTTTGGGCACCTGATTAGGACTTGGCTTTCTTCCCGCCGCCGCCCTGGCGCATCCGGTCGCCAATCAGCTTGGGAGAATCGCCCACTTTGGCGGATTTGCCCTGACGCATCGCGTCGGCGAGTCCTGCCGGTTGCTTGAAAAACGGGTCTGAGCCTTGACGCATGGCTTTGCCCAGAGAAAGGGGGTTCTCGGTGGCGTCGGGGCCGGGACCAATCGAACGTGAAGCCATTATCTTCTCCTCGGCGTACCGTAGCCGACATTGGCGTGTATCTTCCTCTTTTGCGACGGGTCCTGGTAATCTTCCTCTAGGTCGAAGAGGTCTTCATCGAGGAAGCTACCGTGGATTTCGTTAGGGAGAGGCGGGCGAGAAACGGCGTCTTGCTGACATAAAGCGTCGAGTAAGTCGTCGTGGTCGTTTTCGGGAAATTCGTCAAGCTGTCGGCAAAGTTCTTTGAGGCCACGCCGAATAGCAATTTGTCCTTGCTTGAATCGTGGCTGCAACCGTTCGATTTTGGCTCGCTTAGAATACTGATTTGGAGGCATATACTCGGTAATCGGAGTGTGAATGTCCTCCGCTTCCATCGCGGGTCTAAGTAAAGACTTGAAAAGTATTTGTGCCGCAACTGTTTCAATAGCGATTGCTGCCGGACGGTAGACACGAATGAGTTGCATAGCGCGTGAAATAACTTCATCCGGTTTTCCTTTGAAAGCGTCGGCTTCCCATATATGCCACTTGCCCTCGATGCTCGTCATGTTGACGATGAAGGCTGAAAAGTCTGATCGTTTCTTGTCTGTCACGGCAGGGTCAAGCGTAAGAGTCACACGCACAGGCATACGCTGGCGCGGAACATACAACAGACGCTTAGGGGCTTCAGTATCTAGTAATTCTGACATCGAGCATACGTGCTTGGAGCCAACCGCCTCCGGTTGCTTCAATAAATTTCGAGCGTAGGCTGTCCTCGGTCGATAACATAGCTTCCGTCGAAGAACTGTATGTACTTTTCGGGGAAGTATTTTGAGGAGTCTTCGATTGGTTGGTTGAGATACCAGACGGCAAACATTTTGTCGTCGCATTCGAGTCGCATTTGGGCGAGAAACTCGTGCGTGAGTTGCGTCGGGAAATAGAGAGTACCGTCTTTGTTGAAGCAGGAGCGATGGAGTACACGAAAAGGTTCGGGCTTTTGAGCCTTAAACGCCTCTCGATTTTTCTGAATAATCCGTCCGTATGCGTCGGAGTGGTGCCAACGTGTGCCATTGAGGAGAAGTACGCCGCCTGGATTAAGGATAGGATAAAGGGACTGTATATGACGCCATACCTTAACCCTCCCCGCCTCCGTTGCAGAATTTTTCTCTTCGTGTAAGTCGTCTGCGATGATGAGGTCATAGTGACCACCGTTCTTTGATTTATCCACCCCGGAAGTGTCAATGGAGGGCTCTTTAAGAGCCTGTGTACGACGACCGATGGTGATTGCATCTTCTGCCCACTTTGTAGAGTTTTCTTTCCAATCGCCGAAGAGTTTGATGAAGGCTTCGTTGTATTCAAGATGCTGTTTAATCTCCGAAAGTATTTGGCACGAGTAGTCCCATGTATGGGTGTCTATAAGTATACGAGCGTTTGGATTCGCTTCGAGAACTTTAAGAGAAAGCGCAACCGTGCCAACAGTTGTCTTGAAGCACCCTCGGGGAACGAGCAGCATCCCTTTTGTTTGTATTAAAGACGCTGTTGGGTACAGAACGCTTTGAACGATGTCATCTAAGTATTCACACATCTCTGTGTGCGGCTGCGGTTCCATCTTATCGTAATGCAGTACGTCTTTAGCAAACGGGTACAACTTAGCCCAAGCGTGTGTTTTGCCTGTGTGTGTTCCCGGCGATAGGGTGGACTTGGCAGACGCACGAGGCATTCTACGTCTTCTTCTTCTTAGTCTTACTCACTTTTATTTTTCGTTCGGAGAATTTATTCCCGAGTGCGAGTTTGTCCACTCTTCGGACCAAAGAACGAGGGATGATCCAACAATCAGCAGCGTCGCCATTATGTATGTTGTCGCGGTCATCACATGGTGATAAGACAATACGATCAGCAACATCGAGAACAACAAAACCGACTGTCTTGCGAATAAGTATAGGAAGTTCCGGCGCATCTTCTTCTTTCATGGAATCGCGGGTCGCGTAAGCATCTTCCCAATGAACAACAACAGGCGTCCACAAACGAATGGGACGCCGTTGCACGAGATACTTACGAGTGCCCTTAAAAGGCGGCGGCATTACTTTTTGTTGAACAAGGCAACTTCGTCGTTGCGTCTGTTCACAAGCCCCGGAATGACGTTACCTGCGCCGTCGTGATCCCACGTTTTGAGAACAGACATAGCGCCCTCGAAGTCGCCTTCGTGTAAGTGAGCCCACACACCCGAGGAGGGGCCTGCTCCTGTGTTAAACTCGAACGAAACTAGAGCGGCGAGTTGGTTCTGGTTCAGAACAACGCCGTCGATGTATTCGAGGACGGCCCTCTCGAACTGCTGCATGTCTTGGAGAAGCAACGTACGGGCAGCTTGCTCGTCTTTGAGTGCGGCTCCTGGGTGGCTTCCGGCGTGGCCGTATCCGATGGTCCAAACCTCGCCGATGGCATCCCAGTATGCCGAGAGGCTCAAACCTTCGTGTGAGGCGATGAAATCGGCCGCTATATCGAACGCGGCGCGCTC